TGGGGTCTGGCTGTCATCTATTACTTCCCACAAATTACGCCCCGACTCAGTAGACGTAATTGCCATTGTTTCTGCCCTGCTGACATGATAACCGGTTGTGGCTGTGCTGGAATCCGATATTGCCGTGGACTCGTAAAGGAACTCTGTGTAATAAGTTCCGACCGTTGTACTGTCCGTTGCCGCCATCGACTCCGTGATGGTCATTATTAGCGTGGCAACTTGGGACTCCGCTATAGCCACTGACTCGGTAACGCTTGCTACAAAAGTAGCTACCGCCGTTTGAACGTCCGTGATTGCCGCCGTTTCCGTAACGGACGCAGGGAAGTTGGCAGTTGCAGACTCGGTAGTGGATGTTGCAACAGAATCAGATACTGTGGTTGTGTACGCAGTTGTTGCTGTATTGGAATCCGTCAGGGCCGCTGTTTCAGTAATCGACTGGGCAAACGTAGCCGCTACCGCCTCAGTAGTCGATGTTGCCGCAGTCTCTGTTAGGCTGACTGCAAATGTGGCTGCTACTGCCTCGGTTGTTGATGTGGCTGCTGTCTCTGTGATGGAAACGCCAAAAGCCGCTGTTGCGGCCTCTGAGGAAGTGATTGCTGCTGTTTCAGTTATATCGACGGCGTAGACATCCGCGCCGCCCCAGTAGCCATCACCCCAAGCGTTTACACCCCAGCCGGTTGCCATCTTAGGTCAGGGTAGCCGTATAGGTTACCGCGATGGTATCGCCGTTGACCACAGACTTGGAACTGGAAAAGTCCCCTGCGGAGAACAAAGTCCCAGTTGTGCTGTCTTTGGTAGCACTGCCGCCAATGTTGATGAAGCACCCTGCCACGGTTCCGGTGCTAGTCATGGAAAACGACACCGCCGAGGAAGTGGTCTTGCTGCCAGCGGATGCTGCGCTAAACGAGGGGGTTGGGCGGTTTCCAGAGTAAGTGGGGGCATTTGCCAGACCAACTTCCAGCCAGCTTGCGTGGGATGCTTGCGTATCCGCAACCACTGCCGTACCGGTTCCTTTGAGGCCCATAACCACTGCACCGCCAGCGGTGTTACCCAGCGTGGTGTCCAGCGTGAAGTTCTTGCCAACGGTGGTGACGAGGTTCTCAATGTCGTCTTCCCACTTGATATTACCGGCGATATCATAGCAAACAGCGTGGTAGGTACCGTGGATAGACATGGAGTCCTCTGGCATGGTGTTGTATTTGGTGACTGCTTCAGCTTTGTCAGTCGCAATGATTTTGTCGTGGGACATAGGTACTCCTTAATTAGACGAGCGAATCAATGCAGTCGTGGAAGTGTTTGACGGCATTGTGATTGTAAAAGTGGTGGTCGAAGTCTTATCGGAGCCAAAGTCCAGCACAGCGATAGACCGGTTTGCTTTGGAGACGTTGTAAATTAATGCACACCGAGCAGTCAAAGCAGAAGTCCAAGACACGTTGGCCCAATTAACATAGGCTGTGTAACCATCCGTATTGATAGCTACCCCGGTAAGTATCTTCCCACCAGCCGTGTATCCTGTAGCTGACACCTGTCCCGCCAAAGACACCGAGTACGCCGTAGTGTCCGCATTCAAATCAGCAGCAGCCGTATACAAGGCGATATAGATCGTGTCTGTAGACAGGTCATGGATGCCTTGATACAGCTCTTTTTTGAAGCTGGTGGTCTGGGTTTGGACAATAGACATCAGTTCACCTGCGCCCTAACTTGCCCACTACGGTATGCGTCTTGACGCTCCATACCATCGCCCAGACGTTTAGCAAGTGCTAATGCTTCTACGTATTTTTGGTTGTACAGGCCCATCATGTCAGCCTCACCCTTCATGTAGGTGTACGCCTCAACCAAAGAACCGTACAGCAGTACAGTATCAAAGTTGTCGCCCAACCATGTGGTCCCCGCAGTCACAATGGACTCAGGGTAATAGTAATAGTGCAGTTCAGCGTTGTAGTTGGCATCCGGTGTTGGGCCAAGGATGAACGTCAACTCCGCAAGGTTGGTGGACTGGGGGCCAAACAGGGCATAGTGTTTAGGCTTACCGGTACTGGCAGGGTTGGGATATGCTTCTCGTATAAAGTTCACATCTTTATTCAAGAGATACGTGAAATCACCTGTGCCTGACGCCGGATATACAGCTATAGAGTACACAGCAAGGAAGTCTGCCGGACAGGCCATGTATTTATTGCCGCTCGACATTACCCCGGTTACGTTTTTACGTATTGAAGGGAACTGAACTGAGTTATAAATCCGTTGCTCTGCCTGTTTAACGAAGACAGGAATCTCCGCCACGAAGTTAGTCTCCGTGTTCTCCGTATAGGCTTCAATAGCAGCAGTTAACTCAGAGTAGTTCATGCCATTGGGCCTCGCGCCATCACACCTTTGGTAGCACAGCCAGTACCACGGATTTTGATACCAGTTGTTTTAGTAGGTTCGTCACCAGCTGATTTGCTAATGCCACCGACGCTTACATCGTACGTATCAAGTTTGCTACGATTCGGTTCTTTACCGGGAGTAGCAGAAATGCTCATAGCCTTGCCACTCATAGTGTGGGGCTTGGCATAAGTAGCGGCACTACCGACTTCCTTACCCATCATCTTTTTGCTGTAAGTAGCCATGATTAGCTCCCTTGGTTTTTGGCACGCGAAAGATTACGCCCAAACTTTTTACGATCCATGCTAGTAGGACCGCCTTTTTTCATGCCCTTGGCGTGCATACGGCCTTCGTGACCCTTGACCATTTTTTTGGCCTCGGTATCTGCGATCTGCTTAACTTGTTTCTTGTCCATAATTCACTCCTAAGTAACGGATACCGTGACTGTACCAACATTTGTCGTTGCCACCAAGTAGTTTGGAGTCAACGCTGAATCAAAAAAGCTTGCCCCGCCTACCGGTGCCCAGCCCCATTGAATATCCCTAGAACCCCCGGATAAGTTACCACCAGCATTTATACCAGACGTCACATATGTAGTGTCAGGCCTAGGCTGACGTACTCCTTGTGGATCATCCACTGGATACATCCCCAACTGAAGCTGTGGCTGGTCTGGGTCCCAGCATTCCTCACATACCTTCAATTGGTATAACTTTGTCTTGATAACCTCAAACTTTAGCTGCTTTAGCTTGAAACGCTGCCCACACCGATCACACTCGGCAATCGAGTATTTACCAGATGCGAACCTATTACTCATTACGGAGTACTCCCTCCAATGAAGGATTGACGAGGTACTAGCCGCAGCGCGGCTTTCTCATGGTCTTCACCTGCGGCAAGGTTAAATTGTTCGTCGTAAATACCCTTGAGCATATCAATACGTGACATCAACTCAGGTACTTTTATCGCAATGTTGTAGGCTAACCCAGCTACCAGGGCAGGATAGAACCTGAAATTCATATCTGCGGTTTCTACACCGTTACCAGCATCTTGAATACGACGCAGTCTCCAGTACACAAATTGGTACGAAGTACTATTATCGGGCGTAGGCCAGACTGTCACGGCAGGAAGCTGGGGCACATAAACCGCAGTCCCGCTGGTATGGCTGGCTGCTGTGGTGTTGTTCTGTCCACGGAATACGCCACCTAGGGTATTCCCTGATATATACGTGTAGTAGATATCTTCTGTATCTAACCGGATAAACCCTGCTCCAGCCAATCCAACCACTGAACTAAGCGTGATTGTTGTATCCGTGGAGGTAATAGTCCCGCTAAGCGTAGAAGAAGTCGGGTTAGTTTGCCCAGAAAGGCGTTGAATCCAGACCTGAATTGGTCTAGCTTGTGTAAGCTTGTTTGGGATAGTTGCGTAGGTAGATACGCTAATACGTGTAATAGTTAGGTCAGCTTGAGTAGATGCAGAGTTAGCGCCGGTACGTATCACATGATCTAGTAAATCAATCGTATCTGACGGTAAAGCGTACGTACATAAACCCGGAGTCAGGTTGATAACACCTTCCTCAATTGTCCACATATTAAGCCCACGATTGGCCCACTCAATGGTCATCAAGTTCATAGACCTGCGTGCAGTGCGCAAGTCATATCCAGAACGCAATTCCCGCCCAGCCCTCTCCCACGCTTCTTCAGCGATCTCGGTAAACTCCATGTTGAAGAGAGTTGAGCCGGTAGTGGTCATTTTGCAGCCCTCATGTTGTCAACAAGGTTAGGGTAAGGACGACCAGCAGCTTTAGCCGCAGCTTTAGCTTTGGCTTTCTTAGCTGAAGTTAGCTTCTTGGGGGCACCAAGGTTTTCAGGGCGAGGCTTATTCCACACCTCGCCGCCTTCAGCGTATTGCGTAAAGTCAGTGTCATCCCTACGCGCCTTGCGTACACCTTTTGGCATCTTGGACGGGGAGATATCGCCCATACCCCGACTTGACATCATTATTTAGCACATCTTTCCACGGGTTTTACCCCGCTGAGCAATGCCATCTGCGCGTGAGGATGCAGAGCCACCCTTAGCATAACTCTTTTGCCCGCGAACGGCATCACGAGGATCAACTTTAGGAGAAGCTTCAGTTGATGTCAAAGAGGCCATATACGCTTTATCCTTTTTAGGGGCAGAACGCATATCGTCAATTTCTTCTTTGCTAGGACGTGACATGATTGATTCCTTAGCAGGCCATGCCGCCCTTGTTCATTTTGATTTGCTTAGCTTTGGTTTTGCCTTTTTGAGCAATACCATCAGCTGAACGGGTGAAGCCGCCAGCAGCCATCTTCTTCACGCCCATTGCTTTCTTGTCCATCATCTTGTCTTTAGCAGACGACTCAAACTTAGCAAATGGGTTCATTTTCTTTGTAGCCATAGTATCACCACCTTTAGAGAATTTGCGGCCCTTGTCCGCAGTTGAAAAATCTTTGCCCACGGATTGTGGGACGCCTACTTTCTTGGCAAACGACGGCGAGTGCGCTATCGCTTCCATGAAATTGTGTTGTTTTTTACTTGTCGACGGCATCGTCAGCTTTATTCCAGCCTACGGCTTCAGCAAAGGATTTGCCTGTTGCCATCTCAACAATACGCATCACGCCGACAATCGCGCCAATAAGTCCAAACACAGGTGAAATCACTTCCAGAAATGTGCCGATTGTTGAAAATATTGCCAAGATATCAAGGGCGTTTTTCATGGCTTCTTGGTGTTCGTTCATATCCTACCTCAGCAATTCCAAGCCCGAAGGCTTTTGTTTATACGTGAATTCGGATCTTTGGCCGTCTTCTCGCTCGTCAACTTCTTTTTGGCTCCAGTCATCCTTGCGCAGAAAGAGTCGCGCCTGCTGCCGCCTTCGGGCTGGGGCGGTTTCAAGTTCATGCCTTGCTTTTTCGCCGAGGCGCGTCCCTTGGCGTTCAG